CCCCTGAAGATACATCAGGGGTAATCTTTACATTTGTTGTTAGTTGAACAACATAAAGTTGTTAGCACCTTGTACTACCAAACATCTTTCAGTCAAGTAGTGTACTTCCATCTTGTCGTCTCCAGAGGTAGCAGCTCCACCTACAGATCCAGTAATCCAGGTTTTCATCTTACGATCGTTAGCCTCAGAAGTACGGTAACGTACGTGTAGGAATGGACGTTTGATGTTTTTACCTAAAGTTTGATCGTATACAGTAGAAGTACCAGCTGGTACAAGAACTCCTTGTACTCCACCTACTAGGCCACGAGTAGTAGCATCGTTAAGGTATTTCCAGTCAGTTTTGTAGAAATCGTAAGAACCACGACGGAATCCAGAGAAACCAAGGTTCAAAGCCATATCAGCACTGTTGTTGAATACTCCATAAGAAGTACCACCTGAACCGTAAGAGTTCTGAGCAGCAAGCATATCGTCGATACCCAAAGAATGAGCTCTGTTCAAGAACAACATATTTTCTTCGATAGCACCTTCTTTATCCAATGTTTTCAAGATAGCGTCGAATTGAGCTAAATCATCTTGAGGATCAGTAGAAGCAAGAGCATCTGAAACAATGTGTCCACGGCTTTCGATTGCAGCGAAAAGACCTTCAGATCCTTGAAGAGCAACAACTCCTCCATCTTTCTTAACTGCTTCAACCATTGCCATTTCAGCGTAGTCTTCGAAACGCTTACGAGTATCACCTTCAGCTTTAACATACCATAGGTATCCAGATTGACCAGCTTCTCCAGTTACTTCAACCCACCCAATTTGAGCAGCATCAGATCCAGAGATTTCATAATGATCTTTAAGGATGATTGGTTTGTTAGACAAAGAAATGAACTCTGGAGCTACAGCATCAGACATAGAGGCTGTACCTTTAGCGAACTCAGAACCGTAAACAAATAGTTTAACGTCAGTTGCTTCAGCAAATCCAAAACCGTCAGAAGTATAAGACTGAACAGTAATAGTGGTTGCAGCAACAGAAGACACAAGAGCTTTCCAAACAGAAGTACCATCGGTAACAACTACAGTTTGGTTAGCACGTACAGCGTGTCCAGCACCAAGAGTAATAACGTTTACTTGAGAACCTGTAGTTCCAGAATCAGCAGCAGCAGACACACCATCAAAAGAGATGTGCAAACGACCTTGCTCAGACCAAATAACTTGATCAGAGGTCATAGGCATTTCAGCGCCTACCATTTTCAAGAAACCAGAAACAGAACGATCTCCGTATCTTTCTACTTCAGCCTCGTAAAGCTCAGGTAGATATTGTTGTGCCCAACCAGCAGTACCAGCAGAGGTAAAGTCTATATAGTTGCCAGGTGCGGCTTGTTTAACTGGTGAAGCGTTAGCTAGCAAGTTGGCTATACCAATGCCTGTGCTCACACCATCATTAGGGGAAATTGCAAATGCCATAATTTTTTTGTTTTAAATTTTTAACTTTTTATTTTAATTCTTAATTTTGAACCGTCATCACCGCTAACTGCTCTTACTTTAACTCCTCCGGCATCAACGAATCCTACATTTGTTTTGCGCGGATCCATATTTATGTTTTTAGCTTCTGCATTCATTTTTTTTACAGCATCAGCCATTCCTTGTTCGTAAAAGTGGTTTGCAATTGCATCAGCGTTACGAGCGGCAAATAAAGCTTTGTGGTATCCAACTCCGTCTTTAAGCATGTTGTTTTCGTCTAGAAAACCGCCTAAAGCTTTTAATACGTCGCTTTGAACCTCTTTTGTTTGCGCAACGTCTTTAACGTTAAACCTATATTTGTTTTCTCCAACTTTGAAATCAAAACCTTTGAAATCTTCAGAGAATACTTTTTCAGTCTCTTGTTTAAAACGTTCTACTTGTTTTTGCTGAATAGCCTGCACTTCAGACTGTTCTTGGTTGTATCGATTAAAAAAATCGAGAGCTTTCTGTTGCTCAGGAGCTAAACGAGAACCCAACTTGACTTCATCGTAGTATTTGTCCTTAAGTGTATACAAAAAGTCTTTCGCTTTTCTAACTTCTTCTTTAAATGCGAGTTTTTTACGTTTGATGTCTCGCTCATCATCTATATCTTCGTCAAAAGAAAATTGATCTTCTAATAAGAAATCTATTTCATCAGACTCTAAATGAGATTTAGTTTGCTTGTAGTACTCTTTAATTAACGTATTTTCGTCTACGTTTGAATAGTCGGTACTTAACCTAACATAATCCTCTAAAGTTCCACCTGTTTCATTCATAAAGTCAACTAACTTTTGAATGTTTTCAGGTAATACTATTTTTTCTTCCCGTACGTCTTCGGTTTGTTGGCTTTCGACGCTTGTGGTTTCATTTTCGGTTTGCTGCAGGAGTTCTTCATTTTTCTCGTCTTGTATTAGTTCGATTATTTTTTCTTCAGCCTCTTCGGTAGCGACTGTTTGTTCTTTGTTTTCTGGCTCCACTCCTTGCAGTTCCACTTTGGGCTCTTCTGCGCGTAGCACGCCGCCATCTGTGCTTTGCTCTTGAACGGCATCTTTCTTCTTTTTACTTAAATCTATTTTGTAAGTACCTGAATCTTCAGTTACTTTTATACCAGCACTTTCTAATGCTTGCGTTTCTTTTTCAGCAATTGATAATTCTTCATTTTCAACTGCTCTTACTTTAATTTCAGACATAATATAATATTATAAGATTAGTTTTATTCTTTATTTAGGTTCAAAAGACTCTAACCCAAATCCGCCAAGCACGTCATTTCCAGAAGATTCGAAGTCTTTAGGTCCTGTGTTTGCTTTGCGTTGTTCAATCAATTCTGATTGTTGAGAAGCTTGTATTTTAGTGCGCTTATCTTTGCGATCCTCCTTATACTTCTCTTTATCATTTATTACTTGCAAATCCATTTGTTTAAGCTGCATGTTGAGCTCAAACTCGTACTGCATAAGCTCTTTTTTGATAGCAGCTTCTCTTTCTAACTTAGCTATATCGTATTCTAGTTGAGATCTGTTTACTAGAACTTTACTTTCAGCTATTCCCTGCTGCTTCTGCATATCTGCCATAGCTGCTGCTTGAGCCGCTTGAGCGTTTGACTCTGTTTGCGCTTGTATGTTTTGCATTTGTACTTGTCTATCGTACTCTTGCTTTTTACGTCTACGCAGTTTTAAAAGTTGATTAGCCAGTTTTAGATTTTTAATTTCTCTAATATCGATGGCGTCTTCAAGGTATATCTGATCTCTTTGTAAAGCTACTTGAATATTGTTTTCAAGTATTTGCTTTTCTTCTTCATCAGGCATTAATTCTAAGAATATACCAAAGTCGTGCATGTGAAGCTTTTTAATTTCTTCAAGTACACCAACATTAAATCTACCTATAGCTTGTATAAAAGATTCTTTGGTATTTGAAAACTCAAGAACATCGCTAACTCTAAGTGAGATCGCCTCAGCTGTTTTTAAGGTCAAATATAACCCAGAGCTTAGTATATGTCTAGTTGCGGTATTTGAGTTAGCTGCGGCTAGTTTCTGTAGTCCTACGAGTGCATTAGCATCAGGCATACTTCCGTCTCTAGCTTCGTTTAATCCTGTAACATCACGCAACATCTGCATGTAGTAGTTATAAGAATTAATTAAGCTAGCTATTTTAGCGTTAGATCCAGAAGACTGAAGTTCTTGTATTGGCATTTTGCCGTGGTTAAACTCACCATCTTGAGTCATAGATCTACCTATAACAGAACCAGTTTGGAAATACATATTAAGTGCTTCCTGTGGGTTATAGTTAGTTCCATTACCTAAATCAATTTCAGCAATACCATCAGCATCAAGATATACACCGTCTGGTACCATTCTTGCTAATACTTACTGTAGTTTTAAATGTGTTAATTGAATCATATCAGCGAACGATGTCATTCTGCTAACAAGTGATTCAATTTTACCACGATACATTCTTGGCGCAACAATGTTATAAGTCATACTTACTTTAGTAGTATCTGACTTAGGTCTTGTCATGTTTTCAGCTAGTTGCCACTTAAGTATTTTATTGTGCCCAATAATTTTAACACCTTGATAAAGCACTTCTATGGTTCTTTGAACCTTTTCAAATCTGCTTCTATCGTCTTTTGGTGGATTAAATGTATCGTCTTTCTTTAACGCTTTTTCTGCGCCAGTTGCTGTTTCTTTGATTTTATAAACCTGGTTATTGAAAGTTTTATATTCGAAATACAAAACATAAACAAGGTTTCTATCTGTTGACTCAGCAGGATTATACGACTTGTTATATACAAGATAGTTGTCACTATATCCCTCAATTTCTTTTATATCTTCTTCAGTTAAACCTGGGAATTGCTTTTTAAGATCTACAATAGATACTCTACGTATTTCACCTACATAATAGATGTCATCAAAATAAGGAGATTCAGTATAAGAATAAATAAGATCCGCTGGATCTACATACTCTATTTTTATACCTTCAGATGTAGTAAAAGTAGTTTTATTAGCGGAAATACCAATTACAGCTAAATCGTAATCTAATCTTTTCTTGATTAAATCGTACTTATTGTGGTCAAAAACATTGCTTATTGCTTCTTCTTCAGCTATCTCTATTGATTGCTTATAGTTAAGTTGCATGTGCAATGTTAGTTCCTCGTTGTTTGCAGGTAATTCTTTAGGATCAGTAGCAAACATGTTTAAACCTAGGCTTTCTTGAAGCGCTACAAACAAGTTTTTGTTCTGCATATCACGAAGTAAACTTTCCATATATTTACTTCTTTCTTGCAGAGAAAATGGATCTTGTGAATAAGCTTTTATTTCGTATAGCCTATCGTTAATACCATTAACTACTATATCTACAAACTTTGGAATAATCGGAACGGGTTTCCAATCTATATTTAAATAAGACAAATCGCCATTAATTGACAATTCGTCTTTGTACTTCTGTA